CCACCCCCACCAGGACCACTACTGGTTGAAGATGCTGCTATTGCAAAGTTTCTAGTAGTTGATTGAGAACCCGGGCGATTAATTTTTAATACAATTAAATCCTGATCAGATACTGGACATGCACTATCTAATTCAGTATCAAATAAAGTTACGAATTGATCTTTTAAAATTGGGTCACAGCATGTACCCGTAGTACAACAGCATTTTCTTGTTATCATAAATTACTCACTAGTTACATCTATTTAGGTGCTCAAATAAAAAACCACCCCATTACTGGAGTGGTTTTTGAAAGGCTAAACTTTTTTGAAAGTTTAGCGGGAACGCGTATTTTGCAGACGATAGAAGGTACGACCCTTCTTGGTCTCACGAACCACGTCCATACGATGACCGAAGGTGTCAAATGCTTCACGAAGATCGCTCATCGTGGCACGGACATTTCGAATCTTGAACATGGATCGTGCCTTGCCCTCAGTCAAGGTGTTTCCCCGTGACATATAGTTGCAAACACGCTGAATCTTAGTCGGACGCTTGATATTAGTAACATTCATAGTAGTAACCTTTCTATATTGCATATTATAATACAAATGAAGGTTATTGTCAAGCCCTTATTTTAATAAAAAAATATTGTCTTTTGGGTCATTTGTATTCATAAATAGTTCTAACGGAGGCTCCTACGCCATGACTCACAAACACCGTCAGTTTGTCTCCCATGTACGTAAACATTTAAAACTTTACAATGGAAAATTGGTCATAGGGCGCGGTAAAGCGATAAATGTTGAAGGTAGCCGTTGTTCCGGGTGTTTTGATGACAATAACATAACAATTTCTGTAGCCCGAAAAGCACCAAATTTTTTAGATGTGCTCTTACACGAATATTGCCATTTTTTACAATGGATTCAAAAATCAAAAATTTATAATACAGCCGATAGACATTGTTCTATTGTAGTTGATTGGTTTGGTGGAAAAGAATATTCAGTTAAAACTATCAAAAAAGCATTTTACTGGGTTCGTAAGATGGAACGTGAATGCGAACAATTTGCTGTAAAATTAATACACAAGTACGATCTTCCGATTGACAAAAAGAAGTATATCAAGCAAGCAAATTGTTATATCTATACTCATTTTATCATGGAAGAAACACGCAAATTTTGGATGTTTAAAAAGAACCCATACAAGAATAAAGCAGTACAAAAAACCATGCCTTCAAATTTTAAGGCACAGAGTCATAGCACGCTACCTAAGAATATTAGAACAGCCTTATTACGCTGCGTCTAATTTTCTTATTTCTTCCCATCGATCTTCTTGGGGAAAATAGCCTTTATGGATAAGTTCGGTGATGAAATCATCCATCATTCCCAAAACTTCTTTATCCACAGGGCATATTTGTTCCCCGTTCAATTCAATGGGGCCCGTGCCAGACTTAAGTCCATCACAAACTGCTAGATCGCATTGTTTCACAAGGTCATCTGTATATTCCAGTAGACTAGCTACTTGGTAAAATAGATCCTTACGAGAAGGATCTATTTCTTTGCGAGCCAACAAACGGATTTCGTAGGTTAGTTCTGTTATTTTCATGTCAGGCGAAGCAGATACTTTGTATGCTGAAGAACAGCAAGCATCTCATCTCTGATATTTAGTAGCTCTGTGTCATTTTCTGACAAATTTGTTGTCATATTTTCAAGGTATCGAATACCATCCTGAAGAACTTCTTTAACATTTTTCTCTGAATAATTTTCAATATTAATCTTAAAAGTTTCTTTGGCGTTTACATTTCCGTATTTACCGAAGTAAGTCTCTACAAAGTTGTCTACAATGCCGTCTAGATCCTTGTAGGCGTGTCCTAAGGCTTTATGCTCGGAATAGGACTTAGTTTGCCAATGAAGCAGTCTCAATTGATTCTGCAGGGTTAATAGGGGTGTGATTATTTGCATACCAGATATTTATTAATTGCTTGATTAGGATTCGAACCTAAACAAAAACCTTCAAAGGGTTCGGTGCTACCGTTACACCATCAAGCAAAAAAGCCCCAAATTTTTATACTCCGAGGCCCAGAGTTTGTGTGATTTTGGAACAATAAGAATTCATCAAAATTCCACTAGCAGTACCAACATTAATACTTCGCACAGAACCGTACTGTGGAATATACAAAATATCATTACAGATATTTAAAATTTCTGCTGGTACACCAATTTGTTCTTGCCCAAAAATCATTATGTAATGAATATTTGGATCAAAATCATAAGTACTTACATCCTTAGCAGTAGGAACATTATCGATTCCTATGAGTCGGATCTGTCCTCCGGTGTCACGTGATTTGGATTCAATAAACGATCCAAAATCATCAATAGTTCGTACATGACGAAAATTGGTATAGTGATGAGTGCCAACAGTGCCACGCCTATCATATTTTTTGTTGCCATAGATAATTACTTCTTTCGCCAGAAACGCATTAGCGTTTCGTATAACGGTGGCAATATTAAAATCATTGCCAATATTACAACAGACAACTGAATAATTAAAACGCTTATCGTCCAAATCGGATAATATTGCATCATGCTCCCAATAATGGTAATGATCAATTATATTACGTGTTTCCATTGGTTAATCCTCTAATTTAAGAATTCCGTCATCACTTGTATAAAAGATATCATGAAAAATATCAGCACACCATTTGTGACATATTGGACATGGTTTAGCATTTCTGTAAACACCAAACCGATTAAATCTAAAATTAAGAAGGATTAATTTTTTATCACGATAACTTCTTGGGATTTTTCTGAATGCATCTAACTCAGAATGCATCTCAGGATACCTATACCCAAGTTTTACACTTTGTGGATGAGTCTTATACTCATTCTGTCCAATAGCAACAATTTCTTTTTTGTACAAAATAATAGAAATATGTTTCTTTTGTCTTTCCATTGCCATTGATATAGGTTTGGCAATAGGAACATAAAGTTTAGTTATCGTGTTTATATCCAATTTAATCCATCGTCAACTTTAACTTCGAAGACTTCGAAGGTGCAACGATACCTTTGTTAAGGTTAGCATCATATTGATTCTTCAGTGCAGCTACTGGGCTTACATGAAAAACAATAAATGATTTTGGAATAGTAACACCTTTAGAAATGTCTGTATACATCATCCAAGGCATCATACCAATTTGCCCTTGTTCCATTGGAATTAAAACTGCTGGGTCTTTAAAGACATATCCAGTTTCAGTTTCTTCATATCGAGTCAAAATTTCTTCGCCTGAGTTTAGTCTAAATAGTTGAACGTTCATTGTATGTTTCCTTTGTCATATTATACCATGAACTGGAACAAAGTCAAAGGTTATTATATGCTAAGATTTAAACAATTTTTGCTTGAAGATACTGGCGAAGTAAAACAACCAGTTAACACATATCATCAAAATTTTCATAATAAATTAGAAAAAGAATTTGGAAAAGAATATGCAATAATGATGGGTGCAGCAGAACGAAATGGTATTAACAAAGAAGATTATGATGGTCTAGCAATGTTAGGTGCAATACGACGAGCAGAAAATGGGAGACAGGGTCGCGAATTTGGTGTATTAGATCCAAAAGCCATGGGACAACCAGGAGATACTCCTGAAACGTCTTTAGATCGTCAGGCTGGTTGGGCTGCAGCTTCTATTATTTCTAATAGAAAACGTTATGAAGCATCTGATAAAACATTATCATTTGAAGACTTTATGGGAGCCCGATGGGCACCACCAAATGTTGCAAACGATCCAACTAAGTTAAATCAAAATTGGGCTGGTAATGTTAAAAAATTTAAAAGTGGATTTTTAAATTGTGAAGGTGGAGTATGTACACCAGTCGCAGAACCCAAGCCTGTTCCACAAACTCCTATTAAACCAACAGAACCACCAAAAGTAGAACCTGTAGTAACTCCAAAAGTTACACCAACTCAAGACCCTAATAGTCCAATTATTCCACCATTATTAAATGAGCCACCTAAACAGAAAGGGAAGCGACGGTAAACCACATAGGTTCATTTCCTAACTTCCACTTAGCAAATTTAGCTTTCTCTCCAAGATAATACGCACGATATGCGGCTACTCCATCTACGTTCTTATATTGTTCTGGCATTGCTTGTGCAAAGTCAGTACAAATAGTATTTGGGAGATTGCTTGGTGCATTTTTAGTAAACCAATATGCCATATCAGTAGATTTATGGATTTTACCACAATAACGACTACTATATTCATTTGTTAATTCAAATGTATGATTAGCCAACCAATAATAATTTGATTTAGATGCTCTTGCCCAAATAGTACATGGGTGATTATGAAAACATGGTTTGTACAATGTTATTTTATTTTCTTGTACCGTATCTAAAGAATGAACTGTTGAAAGCATTTGACAACCTTCAAGAATCATTTTTACAACATGTTTATCACACATCATCTGTGCAGCAATAAGCGGATCTTTATCTAAAGCAAAAATATTCATATTTCATTCTCTTCAAAAATGTTGTTGATAGTACGGTTCACTTTCACCATTGTACCATTGGTGTATAAAGAAGGCAAATCAAAAGCACCAACATAAGAACAAGCCGAGCGCAAACCACCAAGAATTTCTTGTATCGTATTGTATACAGGTCCACGGTAAGGAACCTCCACTGTACGTCCCTCTGACGCACGATATGTGGACAGCCCACCATTGTATTTTTCATTTGCAGTTTTGCTGCTCATGCCGTAATGCAACATCGTAAGCTGTCCATGCTCTTTATGACGAATTTCGCCGCCACACTCGTCATGCCCGGCAAACATCCCACCAATCATAACAAATGCAGCACCAGCAACAAAAGATTTTGCAATATCACCAGAATGTACTATTCCACCATCAGCGACGATCCCAATATCTAATGCTGCTGCGGTTTCTGCACATTCCATTACTGCGGATAATTGTGGGTAACCCACTCCCGCTATTCTCCGTGTCAGGCACATTGACCCGGCACCTATTCCCACTTTCACCAAGTCTGCACCAGCATGCGACAAGGCTTCCACTCCGTCTGGTGTCACTACGTTCCCTGCTATAATTATCGACTTCGGACATTTCTCTCTTACCTTTCTAACAAAAGAATGAAATTCTTTCATATACCCATTTGCTACATCTAAGCAAATAAACGTTGGATCATTTGTATGTGGAGTATCAACCCACAATTTACTTTGTGCATCTAGTCCTAAACTCAAAGCAACATATTGTTCTTTATCAGGATACTGAGATACAAAGGATTCGTAATAATCAAAACCTTTTTTAAGACAAGTTACAATCTTATGTTCTGAAAGAGATAAAGCCATCTTATGTGTACCGATGGTAGACATATTTGTTGCCATAATTGGAATACCATTCCAAACTCTACCACATTTAAAAGTCGTTGAAACTTCTAACTTTACATCATTTCTAGATTTTACATCAGAAAGTCTTGGTACAATCAGAACATCAGAGTAATCAAGTTTTGGTTCGTAATTTACGATCATGCGTATATTTTACCACACTATAACACCAACGTCAATGTTATTTGCCGCTGTTTTCAATTCTTTGTATTATATGGGTAAGATTCAACATTTCGGTGGCTAACTCTTTGGATGTCATTTTATCCAATAAATATGCTTCATAATTTTTTATTAAGAGTTTAGCTTCTCTTAGTAGAAGAGCATTTAGATGACGTTCAGTTTTTAAATCTTTAAAGTCTTCCATTACTGATATTTATTCTAAATCATCTGTGTCATCGCGTGTCATCGAAAGAAGATTGTCTGGGTAGAAAGAACTCCACTTTTGTTTGACTGTGCTCCACAACAAAATACGACCATCTCCTAATGGACTAAAACCTGCTTGTCTTACATTTTCTTCGCCGTTAACAATACCTTCTTTTAGCGATCCCATTATGATAGCAACCTGACCATTTACTTTCATAACCAGAAAAGAAACAATACCATCTAATAGTTCTTCAATAATTTGATTTGGATTTATAAAGTCAGCAATATAAAGTTTGCCTTCTTTGGCAATTTTTACGGAAACATATTTATCACTTAATGGATTAAATCCTTTTGGATATAATTGATCATCCATCTCCAAGTAAACAGATAAACTTCCATATCTTTTAGAAAAATACGAAGAATACAATATATCATTCTCCATAACATTTTTTAAATTGTCTTTACGTTGTTCTGTTAAACCGTAAGTTTCAATCTCTTTATTTTCGTAAACATTATAACCAAATGAACTTTCATCAAAACCAAATTCTTTTTGGGCTTTTAATGCATTGCGTTGAGCATCGATACTAGCCATTGCATCACGAACACTTGCACGTGGATCTCTCACGACATCCATGTCATCTGTACCGTTTTCTACAATTTCATAATCGTCAGCCATTATGTTACCTCAAATTTAGCCAACCCATGTTTGATTTCCATTTGTTTTATATCAATATTTTTATTTTTTAATTCTTTTAAAATAGCAAAACACATTTCATTTGGTGTAAAAATATACACATCATGAAATGGTTGCATTTTTAAATTTTTAATTTTAGTTACAAATGCCTGATAATCAAAATTATCTGATGACGGCATTAAATTAAAGATAGTCTCTCTAGAAGAAACTTTTTCTATTACTTTCACATATGTATTTATACAATCAACCTAAAAGATTTTTTAAGATTGAGGTAACATAATAGTGAGTAGAATCTGTCATATCATTAAATGGAACATCTTCTTTGTCTTTTTTTTGTAAATTTTCTCTTTTGATGTCCTGCTTTATTTTTAATTGTTCTGCTGTAAGACCGTCTTGTTCTTTGAGTTTAAGTTTTTTCACTGGTCTTGATGGAGCACGTTTTGCTAAAGCTATTTTAGAAGCATTACGTTCTTTAGATGCAGCTTCATCTCTTGCTCTATTAGCAGCCATTCTTGCTGCATTTCTAGCCTCGGCATCTTTACGTTTTTCTTCTTCGGTTCTTTCGTCGCGTACACGAACTGGTGCTGATGTTGGTGCTGGAGTTTTTAATTCAACTTTAGGTCCAACTTTAGGTTCAACTTTAGGTTCAACTTTTGGTCTAGCTTTTGTTTTAGCCTTTGGTTCAACTTTAGGTTCAACTTTAGGTTCAACTTTAGGTTCAACTTTTGGTCTAGCTTTTGTTTTAGCCTTTGGTTCAACTTTAGGTTCAACTTTAGGTTCAACTTTT